CTTTGCAGACTTGCCGGTCTTAGCCATGTCTCCCTGGGCTTTTTTCATCCCAGCCGTCATCTGACTGCCATCAACCCCCAGTGTGAGTATGCTTTTACCTAGGTTTTGAGCCATCAGATTGTTCCTGCTTTAACCGAAAGTAAGTCCACCAATGATTGAATTCATCGACGGTCATTTCCTGAATTATCGAGAGAGGCTGACCAAGGCGACTGGCAAGCTCATACATCATGAACAAGTCAGTCGGCTCGCCCTGGTCAGTTAGGAGTTTTTTTCGCGCTCCTCCTCGCTCTCAGCGTCAAGCGCAAGCGCGAAGTTACCCAAGCGAGTTAACACCTCTGGGTCCACGGACTTCTTGAGCTTGACCTTGTCTTCTAAGCTGAAGACTTGGTCTCCCTTTTCATCCTGCAAGCCGAAGATGCATGCGTAGACCAGGTAGTCTGTCGCATCGCCATCGGCTCGTTTGGCCCAACGTGACTTGTCTTCCAAGGTAAGTCTCTTGGCGTAGAGCTTCACGTTCCACTCGGGTACTTCAATAGTTCTTATTTCGCGGTTGCTGAAATGGGCAACCGCATCGTCAATCAGGCGACCCATTAGGCAGTGGCAGTCGTTAACGCGCCAGAACCTTGCACCGTAATGCTGGCTTCAACCATTCCGTCGAAGCTGGCAGTGCGAGTGAAACCTGTAACTAAAGCTGTACCGCTGTAGTAAGTATCACCAGTAGTATCACCTTCGGGGTAGAACGCCAATGTGACGCTGTTACCTACAGCCAGGGCTACCTGACCATTGGTATCGGTCTCATCCCAGAACACGTCCAGAGAGCCTGAGAACGACTTCAGGGTCGTAATGTAGGTCCGTGACGTATCGGTCATTACCGTATCTTCTACCGTATCGGCAGTCTCTTCGATTGAGAAGGAACGCACTTCTGCTACTGCATCAGAGCCGACCTTCACAATACCATCTTGGCCTTTATGTGTAGCCATGTGTTATTCCTCCTCGGAATCGTCTTGGTTTGCAAGTTCCTGATTTTGCTCAGGTTTTTTATCCTTGGCAAGTCCGTCTGCACGCACCCACCCATTGGATTCTAGCCAGGCAACGTTGTCCTTATGTGCTCCAACAACATTGCCGTCTTTAGTCATCTCAATCATGTTATACCGCCGTTTCTACGTCGTTTTCTTTGGTCGCGTAGGTGATATCTAGCGTGAGAGTCGCTCTTGCAACCGGCTGATCACCTTCACCACTGAACTCTGCGTCCATATTGGTAATGTTCGTGTCCTTGGCATAACCGCCCCTGGTCAGGTCGGTATAAAGCGCCTCTTCAATCTCAACGCAAATGGTATCCAGCGTATCGTCATAGTTGCTGGTGCCTTTGACGTAAATCTCTACCGACACCGTTAGGTTTCGTATCTGGGTGCGTGGGATTCCCATCGTCTCATACCCAGTGCTCTCGTCTCGCGTATAAATAGCGAGTCCTGGCAACTTGTCCTCTGCCAGGGGATAGACCCTGGTGCGATAGATGTTGCTACCAGTAGTGGTCAGACCAGTAAGCGTCGTAACCACGTTATCTCTGATTGACTTACGAACATGAGCCATTACTGCTTCTCAATCATCAGTTCTGTGATGCCCGTTCCGTCCGCCATGACCACTCTCACTACATAACTATCACCACCGTAAGATACGGTATCTCCTTCAGCGGCAGTGCTAACGTCTGCCGTTCTGAGCGTGAGCCTGGGTCTCTGTATGGCGAAGGCGACGGAACCGCCGGCATCAACCGCTTCGTAATCATTATCTACAATAGCTGTCACATCACCCGCACTACCACCAGATGGTGTGTAACTGACCGTTTGACCGAAGTCAGTCAGCATAATCAACCTATCAGCAGCAGTCTCGACAGCCATTAATCAGCGCGCCGTCTTGGCTTGGGTGAACGCTTAGGCATTGGCTTGTCATCCAGGCCGATAGATCGGTCTTCGACAACAGGCTCGTTAAACGGAACGATACGGCCAATACCCATCAAGCCTTTAACGTCGGCTTCATGAAAGTCCTTGCCCGTCTCTACAACGTCACCAACGTTCCAAGTGGAACCCTGGATAACGCAACGCTTCATTACTTGGTACTTCATACCTACTCCAAAAAGGAAGACCCCCCACCCGAAGGTGAGGGGCTTCGTCAGCTTTACGCTCCGTCGTTACCGAATGCGAAGCTCACTGCGTGACGTACTGCTACGTCTACAGATTGCAATGCAACGACTCGGACAGTGCCGCTGGTGCTGTTGCTGTATGGGTCAACAACGATGTCCAGTCCACCGAACATGCCGATGAGCAGGTCACTGAAGTTACCGAAGTACAGGTTTCCAGCAGTAGCTTGGTTAGACACGATGCCTTGATAGCCATTCAGGGTGCCGCCTGGCTCAACTACGAATTGAGCGGTGTTGGTGGCTTTCTCAGTGGTCTTCAACGCGCCGTACATGCTTGCAGGCAAGATGTATGACAGGTTGCCCATCAGAGCGTTATCTTCTGCTACAGCGGTTTCCAGCGTAACTACTTCAGCAAACGTTGGGTTTGCAGCAGCGAAGTTGGTTACTTGGTTAACGCCAGTAGTGTTCAAGATGCCTTCTGGGTTGCCTGAAGAGCCAGAACCTTCCAAGCCAGCCTTGTCAATCGCAGTGGCGATAGATTGAGCCAGGTCATCACGGATTAAGGCTTCAACGTCCAAAGAGCTTTGGATGAGCAACTGACGAGTAACGTCGGTGAACGCGCCCAAAGTCTTAGGAGTCATGCTTACGTTGCCGATGGTCATTTCAGACTCAGCAGCAGCCGTACCTTCGCTCGCTACGAAAGCAGCGGTAGAAGCAGCAGTCTTCTTGGGGATCTTAACGTCGCCAGACAGACCACCTAGCATGCGAGCACCAGCCTGCATTACTGCAGAAGAGTTACGCAGAGCGTCGATGAACTCTTCGCCCTTGAAGTCTTCAGCAACCAAGTCGCCGTCAGAGCCAGCAGACATGTCACGCTTCCAGTTACGCAGAACTTCAGCAGGAAGCATAATGCCCTGTGCAGTTACGCCATACTGGTTAGCGGCAGCGCGTGAGGCTTCAAACTCAAACGCAGCAGCTTCTTGAGCGCGACGGTCGGTTGGGTTAGCCAGGGCGTGAATTGCACGCATCATGCTGAACCGACCAACTTCTTTTTGGCTTAGGCCAATCTCTTGGTTTTCCAGAGCGCGAGTCGTGCCGATTTCTTCCAGCAACTGACCACGAAACTCTTCGATGCTTACGCCTTCAGCGATGGCTTTCTGAGCCATGTCTGACTTCTCGTGACGGGCACCAAGCTCTACGATGAGAGCGGCATTCTTTTGTGCGGCTTGACGGGCTTGCGCCTCAACCGCCTGTACATCTACTTCTGACATAATTTGCTCCTGTGCATTGTCAGTTACGATTACGGGTTGTTGCGAAGCCTCGCTAGACCGACCAACGCCGACTGTCACATCAGCGGGGATAGAAACTAGACTTGCTTCGTGGATACGGAACTTCTTGACCACATATGTGTCTTTGTCCTTCCGCTCCATTTTTTGTACCGAGTAACCAATGCTGACATTAGCCTTGATACCGTCGGTAACATCATCAAAAGCCTCTCTGGCAAGCGCACCTTTTCCAAAGCGCACCGTCGCACGGAGTCTGCGTGCCGAGCCATCTAAGCTTACTGATTCAATAACGCCTACCTGCTTCTCTGGGTCATGGTCCAGGAGCAATGGTGCGCGTCCAGACTTGAGAAACGACATATCAATCGCTTCATCTGAATGTTCTAGTACTTCCATCCCGAAAGAGCGCATAACAGGTTCTTCGCTAGATATCGCCATGCGAACCGTGCGCTTCTCCTCGTCTACCGGGGACATCTCCATCGCCATTGCGCGAGTCATGTTCGACTCTTCTGCGGCGTCTTCTGCGCGATCTTCTGCGCTGTAAGAGTTTTCCTCGACTACTTCTTCAGGTTCTTCCACAGCCTCTTCAGTCTCCGTATCAGGCT